TTCATCCATTACTCTATTCATTCCAGATGAATGTGTTCCATGTTCAAACATTTCTATTAATTTATTTGGAATATCATATTGATTTACTATTTCTATTAATTCTTTAAGATTCATTGCATCTTTACAAGTAACTGTTAAATAATTATTGAGATTAAAGGTAGTGTTGTTAGTTGTATTATTTATAATAGTACCTCCTCCTAGTCCTTTCTCTTTTATTTGTTCCATTAATATTTTTGTTTGCTCTGCTTGCTCTATTGTCAACTCTTTCTGCTCTTGTGCTAATTCTAATACTTTTTTATTATGCTCTTGTTGCTCTTCGGCTTGATCTTGTGCTAAATACTTTTGCTCCTTGGCTAGTTCAAGGATTTTCTTATTATGCTCCTGTTGCTCTTCGGCCTGATCTTGAGAAATATATTTCTGTTCCTTGGCTAATTCTTTTTGTTCTTCTGCTAATTCTTTTTGCTCTTTTGCTATACCTAATAATTGTTTATTGTATTCTATTTGTTCAATAAACACTTCTTTTTGCTCTAGGATTATTTCTTTTTGTTCTGTAATTAATTCTTTAAGTTCTTGGTTTTGAAGTAATAAATCATTATTTTGTTTAAGTAAATCTGCAACTAAAATATCATTAGGTTTACAACCCTGTTTATGTCGCCATAAACCAGAACTATGTTTGTATTCTTTACCACAAGAACAAATAAATTCATCTTTTGGTGGTTTTATTATATCATTACATATCTTTTTATGTTTATCAGTTGCTAAATGTCTGGAATATTCGGCAGGTCTAGAGCATTTAAAGTCACATTTTATACATACTAAACTCTTTGTGTTTTTCGTGTTTTTTTGGTTATCCATTTATATCTTATACAGATATAATAAAAAACACCTAAATACTTTTAAAAATATATTAATTTTTATTAAAAAATCTGTTGGTAACAACAAATTTATTCCTTTTTTATGTTGTTACCAACAGGTTTTATTTTATTGAGCTTTCTCTGATTTTTCCAAAGTTCAAGACTTTATTATTATTCTGAAAAAAAGACATTTATAAATGTCCAAAAGTAAAAATAGAAAGTACTCTTTGAGTTTTGAAATCAGAGAAGTATATAAAGGATCTAACTAATAATTTCTTTAAGTATCAAATTATTAACATTAATAAAAATTTGATAATGCCATTATAGATTGTATATTTTGCTCCACTTTTTTAAAAGTGGATTTATAGTTTGCGTCGGCTATTTCACCACAAGTTTTTTTATGTTTATATAAACTGGGATTGTGTTTGTATTCATTTCCGCAAATACATTTATAAATTTTGGCATTTTTTAAGGTGTTATTTGTAGGATAAAGTAGTCTTAGGTGTTTAGCAGTTGATAAATGTATAGTATAATTGCTTTGTTTAGAGCATTGAAAGTCACATAATTGACATACATACACCTCGGCATTTTTTGCATTTTTTTCGTTAGTCATATATTACTATTAGAAAAAATGCCTAAATACTTTACAAAATATATTAATTTTTTGAAAAATTCTGTTGGTAACAACATAAAAAGGAAATAATTTTGTTGTTACCAACAGGTTTTATTTTATGGAGCTTTCTCTGATTTTTCCAAAGTTCAAGACTTTTTTATTATTCTGAAAAAAAGACATTTATAAATGTCCAAAAGTAAAAATAGAAAGTACTCTTTGAGTTTTGAAATCAGAGAAGTATATAAAGGATCTAACTAATTTTTAAGTATCAAATTATTAACATTAATAAAAATTTGATATTGTATATTTTGCTCTATTTTTTGTTAGATTGCGTTTATAAAAAGTGGATCGTTTTATTTCTTGAAAATAATAAAAATTGATTTATAATTTCATAATTATATTATTACATAACTTTATTAAAATGACTCAAATAACTCAAAACACAGGAAATTTGTATCTTAGAGATAATGATTGGTATAAAATATTAAATGTTTTGAAAATGGGAATAGCAACATTTGCGAAAGATAGAAATAATACATATATTACTGGTGAACCTATAGCAGGAGAATATGTAAGCGTAATAGAAATACCATTAGATAAAATGAAAACTATTGAAAAATTTTTACAGAATTACTTTAAATCATACCATTTTTATTATCCAGGAAGTGGAACTGAATTTTACGATAGATGCGTAATTGATTTAATTGAACCTTATTTAAAACAAACAAATATACCCTATAAAGTTTTGACTAAAGAAGAAATAAATTTAATGAATAGATGTGAAAGAGTTAGAAATATTCCAAATGTTGATAAGGTTAAAAAATCATTTAATCAATTAAAAATAAAAAATATCATTCAAAACTATAAAATTAAACGAAGTAAAAAAAACTCAATTAGTGATACTAATAATATAGTGAATGAATTATCATATATTATTGAACCAAACAATCATCAAAAATATATATTAGAAATTATTGAAGGTTTCTTTAAGTTATATAATATTGGAAAAATTATTTGGGCGTGTGGACTAGGAAAAGCATTATTAAGTATTTTAATAGTAAAAATATTAGAATTTAAATCAGTTTTAATTAGTGTTCCTAGCAAGTATTTACAAAAACAAATGAAACAGGAGATTTTAAAAATATTTTCAAGTAAAAATAACATATTGTTTGTTGGAGGCGATGAAACAGATGGTATTAAATCAACAACAGATAAAAGAGAGATTATAAAATTTCTTAATAATAATCTTAATGATCAACCTAAATTTGTGATTTCAACATATCATTCGTGTCATTTATTAGTTGATAAATATATTGCATTTGAAATTAAAATTGGCGATGAAGCCCACCACTTGGTAGGCATTGAAAGAGAAGAAAATAGAGGATTTCGTTTATTCCATAAGATAATTTCTTCAAAAACATTATTTATGACTGCAAAAGAGAAAACTATTGAAACACGAACAAATAAAGAAATATATTCTATGGAAGATGAAACTATTTTTGGAAAATATATTGATGTTAAATCAGTTCATTGGGCAATAGAAAATAAAAAAATAACAGATTATAATATTTTAGTTTTGAAAAATACAGAAGACGAAGTTGATGAAATTATAACAAACTTAAGATTAAATATAATTAATAAAGAAATATTTATATCGTGTTATATGTGTTTAAAATCTTTTGAAAAGTATAATGATTTAACACATTTATTGTTATATACTAATACAACAGAAGATGCAGAACTATCTAAAAAATATATTAATGAAATTTTATCATTAAATATTTTATCAATTCAAAAAGAAAAAATTTATAATAATTCTCTTCATAGTAAAAATTATAATGATTTAGATAGTGAAGTAAATAAATTTAAAAAAACATATTATGGTATTATTTCGTGTGTATATATTTTCGGCGAAGGTTTTGATTTACCCAAACTAAATGGTGTATGTATTGCTGGAAATATGCAAAGCGAAATTAGAATAGTCCAATATTTATTAAGGCCTAACCGATTAGATTTTGAAAATCCTAATAAAAAAGCATATGTTATTATACCATATATTGATACAGATGATTGGGAAACCGAAAATAAATCATATGAAAAAGTTAGAACCATTGTTTCACAAATGAGGAATGTTGATGAAAATATAGAACAAAAAATATTTGTTTCAGTTGGGAAAAAAGAAAAAAAAGAAAATACAAAAAAAGAAGAAAGAAGAATTTATTGTGAGGATTATATATTTGAAGAAAATACGAGTGAATTGAATAAAATTAAATTGAGATTAAGATATAGTAAAGCATTGGGTTCTAAATTTACAGAAGAACAAGATGAATATAACTATGTTCGCTCTATTAATTCAAGTTTTAATATAAAATCTAAAGAGGATTATATTCAACAACAAGAAATTCATAGTAATTTTATAGCTTTTCCTGAAGAATATTTTAAATCAAAAGGAGTGTGGAATAATTGGTATGATTTTATGGGTGTAGATACAACAAAATTTATTCAATCTAAACAAGACTGGATAAATTTCTGCAAAGAAAAAGGTATTAAATCATTGGATCATTATTATATTTATTGTGAAGAAAATGATATTTTGCCAAAAGAACCAGCAGACTTTTATAAAGATTTTACTAATATTCCAAGTGAATTACAATTTAATAGAAATAGAAGAAAATAAAATTATAATTTGTAAAATATATAAAATTTAACAGCATCATTTAATTGTAAATTATTAAGTTGAACACCTGCACCTCCTCGTTGTGCAATTGTTCCATCGTGATTTCTATCATTTTTACATTTATTACCATATTTTTTATTTACCTCATTAATTAAATATTGTTCAACCTCGGCAATCAAGTTTCTATAATAGTCCAGTTTATTAATATCTTTGATGTTAATAGTTGTTATTGCTTTATTTGAAATAATCCAAGAAGAATTACACATAGTTGGTTGTTTATCTTTTATGTGTTGAATTTTTCTTTTTTCAAATGTATTTTCTGTAATACCTCCATATATAAATTCAATATTTTCGTGAAAATTAGATAAAAAATTGTCAATATGATTCTTATGTAGAGAAGACATTTATAGTTTATATATAATACAATTGTGTATTTAAATTGTTATTCTTCAATTATTAATTGTTTTGACTTTTTTACAACCTTTTTAATTGCTTTTTTCTTGGGAATAATTTCAAATTCTTCTTCGTTTTCAGTATTATTTTTTGTTGTAACAGGAACAAATGTATTGTTAGATTGTTGAGGGATTGCTTCTTGACTTAATTCTTGAATAAGTTGTTTGTATAATTCATCTGCGACTTTTACTTCATTTTGTAAGGTTTCTATTTGTTGAAATGTATTTTCCAACTCTTGAATGAGAATTTTATTTTTTGGGAGAATAATTTTAATTTTTTTAAACACATCAGGATTTACCGCAGGATATTTTGTGCCAGTTGAGTTTAACATTAAATAATCCGTAATTGTATTATCTTTAAGTAGTGTATAAATATATCTAGGGTTAATTTTATTACTTCTTATAACGGCAAACCCAGAAGAAGCAACGCCATTTTCAATATTATCATTAATAAAAGTATAACCTTTTAAATTCGGTCTAACAGTTGAAAATAATATATCATTTTTTTTTATTATTCGTTTTGCTCTTGATGGAAAATTTTCAGTTAATACTTGAATATTATTTATATTTTCTTCTTTTACCGAACCGATATCAATATAACTAATTTGACTAAATTGATTATTTTTTAAAGTTTCTGGGTTAATTTCACAAATACTTCCCAATTCAACTTCATCGCATTCTTCATTTTCTGCAATCTCTCTAATTCTATTTTGAACAAATGTTTCAAACTCTTTTATTTGAGTTTGTTTTGTGTTTTTATCATTATATGATGCTGAAATCTTATCCACCCATTCTTGGATTTTTAATTGGGATTTTGGAATTGGGATTTGTATATTTTTTAAAGAATCCTTTGTTAAATGTTTTAGAGTTGAACCATTAAAACTATATGATAAAATTTGCATATTTCCTTTTAAGAATGAAAACAAATAATAATTGTATTTTGTTTTTACCAATATATTATCAGCAGAACAACTAAAATTTGTGTCTAATTTTATATTTGCAACACCGCCAGACCCAAATATTAAACATTCTTCATTATAATCTGCTATATCACATTTTTGAACTTTATCACTTGATGTATAAAAGTTATATTGTCCGGTTGGTTCTCCAAATGATGCGTTTCTTTTGCTTTTTGGCATAAATTCGCAAATATCACCTAACTTTACTAATTCATACCCTTGCCCAACAACTATTTCTTTTTTATTGTAATCTTTTCCATTTAACGAACAAATCGCATTTCCTAATATTTCTTCTCTTGATGCTTGAGAAACAAGCATATCACTAACTCCTACAATATCATCTTTATTTTCAATAACAACAATATCTCCAAATACTACCGCAAATTTATCTTCTGTATATCGTTCAACTACCAAATCACTGAATTTTACTTCAGTTGTTTTTTCTTCAGTATTATCAAATATAACAATTGATGTTTTTGTTGAGGTATTTTCAAATTGATCTTGAGGAACACTAATAACTTCTCTTACATTAAATTTTTCAACTAAACATTTTCTTAAATCTTTATATGTTTTGTTAAAGAATACACCCTCTTTTAAAACACCAATTGCGGTTCCTCCAACTTCCAAAATATCCATCAATAACATAAGAGAGCAACTTTCTTTATCATTTCCTTTTAAACCATTATCTTTCGCAAATTTTTGAATTCTAGCACTACACATAGAAACTGAAACTTTTGCTTTATCACTTTCCTTTTTTTCTTGCTTTTCTTGAGCTTCTATATTTTTAAATTGTTTTTGTAGGCTTAATCGCAATCCTTCATCAGTAATAGCAAGAAGCTCTTTTTTAATATATTCTTTTACCTTTTCTCTTTTACTTTGTGCTTTTGTTTTAGAATTTTTATCTCCTCCATATGGTGGATTTGTAAGTGGGTATTTATATTTTTGTCCATTAAATTCATCCGTAAATGAGTTTTTATATTTTAAATTATTCATATTAGGTAATACACCAGTTAAACAAAAGAATTCTAAACCAGCGGATTTTATAACATCTTCATTCATATCAAAATGTGAAATTTTATTTATTTCAGTAGTCCAATTAATTAATTGTGGGTATTTTTCATTTAAATAGTTAATGTATCCAGTAGTAAAACCACCAGAGCCACCAAACATATCAATCATTGATGATATTTCCCCTTCATGGTTTATAGATGGATTTAATTTTGATAATATATATTCTACAATATGTCTATCCGTAAAATACGCACCTAATTCACTAATCGCACTTTCATCCCTACCAATAAAATATTCATAAATTTTACCAGACAACAAGACATTACAAGTTTTTTCAATAATAGTAATTCTGTCAATTTCTTTTATAAGATACACAAATACAGAACCTGTAATATTTTTTGGTATTTCATAAAATAGAAGTTCTTTCAATTCACTATCAGAAATTGAGTCTAAAACACTTCCTAAAATTAATTCTGCTAATACTTCACCTTTATTTTCATTTGCTAATTGAAGTAAATATGAAAATTCGCAATCTGGTTTTTTCAAGTTTACTTTATCAAATAAACCAGTTTCTTCTATTTTTTTTAAACCATAAAGTATATTAAATACCTTTAATGCATTCATTCCATAACCTGCGCCATTATTTCTAAGATGGTTATGTATTTCGTGTATTTTATCTTTTAATGCTTCTTTGTTTGAAACACTATTAGTTTGTTCAATTGCTGTATTCTTTAGAGTATTCATATTTTCTGTTATATCACTTTTGTAATTTATTATATTTTGTTTCAATTTTTTATTATATGTTAATGAGTTAATATTATTAATAGGAGTATATATTATCGTTTCAATTTCTTGTATAATGTCTTTAATTTTATCTGTTTTATATTTTTCTTCTAATTCTTGATTGGTTAATTTAGATAGTTTAAATTCAAATAATTCACGCTTATCTTTATGTTTTTGAGTTTCAATATGTGATTTATGATGTGAAATTTGGTCAGGTATAGTTTTACAAATGCCACAAGAATAAGTTTTTTGATTTAACATATTATAAGTTATATAAATATTATATTTTATATGAATTACATTTTTTATTTTTTTAACATTAAAAAAGTTTTCCTAAATAATTATAAAAAACGACCAAAATTGAAAACTGCTGAAAATTTTGACAAAAATATTATAGTTTATGTAAAACCAATAAAACCAAAAATGTTAAATCCAAAAACTGGTCGACATGTTAAAAATACTCCAGCAAATAAAAGAAAAATAGATAAGCAAACATTGAAATCGGGTGGAAGATCAAAAAAAAGAACTAGAAAAAATAAAAATAATAAATACAAGTAATATAATAATATTCTTTTAGTATATAAATGCCTAAGACGCGTAAAAATAATAGTAGATCTAGTAGCAGACACACTAGCAGATCTAGTAATCAAAACTTTGAACAACATATTGTCATCAAATTTTTAGAAATATTAAATACTGTTAAGCTATATCATTGGAAAACTTATACATATGCTACTCATAAAGCTACTGATGAATTTCACGAGAAGCTAGGGACAAATATTGATACATTTGTTGAAGCTTTACTAGGCAAAGGAACGGGTAAATATGGAGATCGTATTAATTTATCAAAAACAAAATCTATTCCATTAAAAGATTTTAGTTCTATTAAAGACTTTAAGAGAGAAATTACAGATTTTTCCAAATACTTAACCAGTTTAAATAATACACCTTTATTTAAAGATCCTACTTCTTCCGATTTGTTAACTATTCGTGATGAAATCTTGAAAGATGTTAACCAATTTTTATATTTGCTGACATTTTCATAATTTAATATATTTAATTTAATTATATATGAATAATTCGTCTGATATGAAACCATTGTCTGGATTTACAAATTCATTGAATTCTGCAAAAACATCTTTTAGTAGTCCAAATAGTTTAAATAACATTAGTGAAAGCACAATTGATGTTACTCCTTCCAGTATATTTTCATCTATATGGTTTTGGTTAATATTAATAATAGTTTTAGCATTTGTTGGATTTAATATTTTCAGTTATTTAGCAAAAGGTACTGATATTTTAGTAGAATTCACTTCATTTTTTACAGATATTTTTGAAACTATTAGTAAATTTATTATAAACCTAAGTGCAACTGGAACGCAAGCAGCAAGTAGTGTAGGTGCTAGTGCAATTGATACTAGTTTAGATGTAGTTAAAGAAAATACGGATGGTCGGTCAAATGAACAACCTGAAAATAAAGAAAAACCGCAGCAAGGCCAACCGCAGCAAGGTCAACAGCAGCAAAGCCAACAGCAACAACAATTATACATGCAACAACAGAAACCATACCCTACATCATATCCACAATCAAATGAATTCCCACCTAGTCAAACTGAAATGGAACCAATGCCTGCTTCAGCTATGGATGCTGATAATAAATCAGGGTGGTGCTTAGTTGGACAAGAACAAGGATTCCGCAGTTGTATTGAAGTCAATGAATTTGACAAATGTATCTCAGGTAACATTTTTCCTTCAAAAGATATATGCACCAATCCTAATTTGAGAGTATAATTTTATGCAGGAAATATAAACTTAGCATTGGTCGGCCATTTATTATTGCTGTTTCCATACGTCAATTTTGTTTTAGGGTAATAAGTTGGCAGACCATCATTGTAGCAGAGTAATATAATAGGTCCAGGCACATCACTATCACTAGTCGGATAACAAAAGTTCTGCTTAGTTTTATAATCAACGTGTCCCGTGCAAAAGTTTTCAACCACATTACACTGCAATGTCCCACCATCAGGAATGATTTCTTCAGGAATAATAGGTGCAGGTTGAGGAGGAATATTAGCTGGTGTTCCAGGTGGATTAAGAGGTTGAGGTGGTACATCAGGTGATTTAATACCATCAGTGCCTGGAACTGGTAATGGATTATTAATAGGAATAACAATAGGAGGAACACATATTCGTGGATCATATACAGTATTTACACCATCAACGGATCCTGAATATCCATTTCGTTTTAAACTGCTCGTATTTGGATTTGTATAAGTAGCAGATTGAGTGGCCCAAGTAGTATTCCGATTTGTCCAAGAACCGCGAGCAATTTGCGAATAACGTTGATTTTTTGTTATATTTGAACTATTTTTTTTATATTGGAGCACATTACCTTTTGCTAACATTGCAATATCGTAAGCAGTTTGAGGAGTTACACTAGTTGTAATATTAGTACTAAAACGGGTCCATTCTCTGGGAGGCTGAGGATTATAGGTTGGACCTAAACAAGACATCTATACTATCCACTTTTAAAAAAGTGGAGCAAAACATCCACTTTTTATAAGCGCAAGCTAACAAAAAGTGGAGCAAAACAGTTGCGCCAAATTATTACTAATATTTTTTAAAAATTTATTTTACTTTTTAAAAAATTAATTGCTATTTTGCTCCACTTTTTCTAAAAGTGGAAGAATTGCTTGGCTTTAGTAAAACCCGCCCGATTGATCATTACCAGCAAAATACCAATTTAAAGAGAAATATTTACTATATTTGGAAGCCATACCAGATCCAGGAGAACTATCCACTGTTTTAATATTAGGACCAATTTGAGTAATAGATTGAATCGCACTTGTTCCTAAAGCATAATTATAATATCTTAAATTAGAAATATATCCATCAAACCCGCCACCAAGACTTGTATAAACATTACCATAATTTTGTTTTGGAACATATCCTAAATCAATACTTTTTGCTATAGTTCCATTAATATATATATCTAGTGTTGTATTTTGACATCTAATAATTACATTAATCCATTTATTTAATGGTATATTTGGAATAAGAATTTCATTATTAATATTATCAAATGTATTCATAATAACAACTAATTCATTTGTTCCTGGAGCAATATAAAGACCAGGAGCATTATTTGGTTGAACTAGTCCAGCTTTAACACAATCAGGATATGTAGTAGCACCAGTAGCACCATATACACATGCATTAGTACCATCATTTGAATCAACTGTTACTACATCACTATTTCCTTTATTAAAAATATGCAAATAATTAGTAGCAATTGAGTGTTCAGGTAATGTTTCAATATATATCCAAATAGACCATGTAAATTCAATACCATCTGGACCATTAATAGATCGTTGAAGTGGTTTTGCATTTAAAGAACTGGGATCTTGTGGAAATGATATAGGTTGATTTCCTCTAGCCATACCATTAATCAAATAAGGAGATGAAGAATTATCAAAAAAGAATACTAATAATTTAACACATAATTGTAAAAGAATAATAAATACAAATATGACTAAAAGAAGGAAAGCAATCTTGGCTACTAAATTATTTGATTCCATAAAATCTTTAAATCCAGCAGCATTTCCGGTAGATGAAGTTAATGGAGGTGGTCCTGAACTAATTGGATTAGCAAGTGGATTAAGTGGACCAGTTATAGGACCAGGACCAGGACCAGGACCAAGTCCAACATTTGCGGCAGCTTTTGTAAATCCGTCACCAGTGCTAGATACCATATCTGACAATCCTTTATTTGCATTATTTAATGTTTCTGACATATAGTATAATAAAAGAAAAATTAAAATGTAAAACTACTATCTTCTGTGCCATTTTCTAAAAAAGCTATCTTTACACTATATTTACCGAATAAATTAGATAACCAACTGGCTCCATATCCTGCAGAATATATATCCCATACTTCTTGTGGATTTAATGCATTTGGATAATATGCAAATTTGCTAGTCCATCCAGAAAATCCACCATTTGGAGTAATATATACAGATGCATCTGGATTTACTTCAGCAGTTCCAGCTAATGGTTTAGTTTGAACTAATTTTCCATCTAAATATACATCTAAACTTCTGCCATAAACACTAATTGTTACATTTGTCCATTTTTGAATAGGAACATTTGTAATTGTTGTAGATTCTACTGTTGATGGGTTACCTTGATGAGAAGAACAATCTCCATCTGATCCATCTATATTTGGAGCACAATAATTATCAGGACATCTAGTTGTTTTCTCTTCACAAGTTACAGATGTAGATGTACTTGTTTCTAAATATACCATTAAATCATTTGTATTTGGTGTAAAAACTACTGCAGGACAAGGATATATATTCATTATCCCACCTGGTGTATTATTACTTCCTGAAGGAATTGAACTTAAAGGTGTTCTACCAAATAAGACTTTAGTTTTTTCATAATTATAATTCCAATCATCAATATAATACCAAATAGAATAAGCAAAATTAGACATATGTAATCCGCTATCATCTTTTGCTAAATCTTTTGCTACGATCTTTTGAACTTCTGTTCCTGACATTAATCCAGTCATTGTATTTGCATCATTTAAAACATATTTCATAACCACATATAATAATAATAATATGACAATTACCATAACAATAGTTTGCACTTTCATAATATATATAGAATGATAATAAATTATGAAAGAATGGATAAAGAATGGATAAAGAATGGATAAAGAATGGATAAAGAATGGATAAAGAATGGATAAAGAATGAATAAAGAATGAATAAAGAATGAATAAAGAATGAACAGCTAAACTAATAAATTAATAAAGAATGAACAAACTAAACAAATTGTATATTTTTATTATTCTTAATATTATCCATAGTTTGACCAGCGTCATACATTACGGGTGGTTCAGAATCTTTCAAAATATTATATAAATAATAGATTTGTTTAGCAGTCATAGATTTTGTAAAATAAGTTACATTACAAATACCACCAGTTATTCCATTATCTTGTCCAGAAACTAAAGCATCATATGACATATATGGAGCAACATTTAATGTGCTAGCAACTAATTCTCCGTTATAAAAAATATCTACAGTTCCACCCGAATAATTAAATATAATGTTATTCCATTTTTGTAACAATACTTTGTTTAAAGTATATATAATACGTGGTTCCGCATTTCTATTATCCGCATTAGTAGGGTCATCATTAGTAGCAACTGTAACTTGCATAATATTTTTAGCAGGATTATATTCCACTTTTGGTTTATCTCCATAATTTAAAACTGTTAAATATTTATCTATTTGTGATTCATTTACAGAGTCTAAATATACCCAAAATGACATTCCATAATGATAATTAAATTTATTAATAGATCCTTGTTCACTAGATTTGTCAGTTCCTGTAGTTTCTTTACTATTTTCATCTAATTTATTTAATTTCAAATAATCACTGAGTGTAGTTAATTGATTTAATTTAATAGGATCTCTTAATATGACAGTTCCGTTTTGATTATTATATATTCGCGAATAACTGAAAATATAGAAATAAACTACGTAAAGGGCAATTACACCAAGAAGTATTTTAATATATGTCATCTGTGTAAATTCATTAACCCCTGGCACTGTTGGTGTTTTACCTATACTAGGTAAATTATTATAGAGAGTAATGAATAAACAAGGAATATAGAAAATAATATCTAAAGTAAGATGATAGGTTTGATTCACTTTTTGATTTGAACCGACTTTTAATATTTTATATAGTAACCCTAATATGACTAAAATAGTTAATAAATTAACAATAAATGGCATAACACCTTGATCTTTTTTCTTTTTATCTTTATCCTTTGTTGTTAATCCATTTATAGATGTAACTAATACATAAATAATTAAACTGGATATCATCATACCAGCAACAACCATACCTAATTTTCGAAAATAAACAAATGAAGTAGTCCATTCTAAATTAGTAATATTTTTTGGAATTAGACCAAGATTAACTAATTCAAAATAAGTGAAATATAACCAAACTATTGAAACAAGAATAATTAAAAATATAGCACCTCCTGCACGTGCTTGTCTAGGATCTGTTTTTGTATCTGATCCATATTCTTTACCATCTACTTTATAATATGTATGAGGTTTATCTGTACCTTGTGTTAATTTACCGCAGTTTTTCCCATCTGGATCAGTTTTTGCAGTAATTCCATCTTCACAACATCCAAATTCAGTTTCTTTGCAAGGAATACATTGTGATCCTTCTTTATCTGTTTTATATTCTAAATTATTTGGACAAACGCCAAAATCTTGATCTGTACCAATTGGTTGATTGGTTGGTCCAGTATACCAACTATGTGAATAACGAGTTGCTGCAGTAAAATAATTAGTGCTTAGACCAACAGAAGTTATTATTATAAATATAATATACAATATGACATAAGCAATCAGTTTCATTGGACTTTTATCTTTATCTTTATTTTTATCTTTATCTTTATCTTCTTTTTCTTTTGCTAAGGCTGCTGCTGCTGATACATCTGGTCCAACAAATCCTTTTGCCATACTCAATATTGCATAAATAATACCGAAAATAGCAATAAAAATATCTACAACTAACATTTTTCCAGAAAAATACGTTTTGATTGTATCATGAAATGTGCTTTGCGGCGGATCCAATGTCCAAACATGAATAGAAAATATGACCCCAAAAATAAAGAGCATTACTTTTTTAAATGTATCAAATGTTTTATCCATTGTTGCTGATTCTACTTTATAACCGCGATACAAAATATATAGCCCAATTAGTATAGTTACTGGGGCTAGAACAACCATTGCTGTATTTTTATATCTATTTAAATCTGACACCGTTTTATTTAATGATGCTGGATTAAATGGTTTATCTGTATCATGATCTATACTAGAATCATATGTTCCTTGTTTAGTTTTCTTCGCAAATATAGTAAGTAGTCCACCATAACCATAAAAATAAGACATAAAAACCATATAAAGTATAATACCAATTAATGAATACATTAATTTCATTATATATGACATTCCTGATCCAACTATACTAGGTAATTTAGATATATTTTGATAACCTTTGAATAATATTCCAACTATAATCATACTAATCAATACATAAATAATAATCATAATATTTTTATATGCTACATCTGGATTGTTTGGACTATTTTCTGGTTTTTTTGGATAAAATATTACCATAAAAATTCCTATTATAATTGCAATAAATATAGCAACTAGTAGACCAATAGTTGCAGGATCTGTTGGTGAAGTTGTTAATTGATTAACATCACCTGATATATTTGCTTTATTGAACCATGTCCCAAGTCCTTGAAATCCATACCCAGTTAATGCAAGAAGACCAAATGCAAATATATTTATTAGTAATGCAGTAGTATCAAAAATACCAACTAATAATCCAATTATTACAGCAATTGTAATAATTCCAATAATTTTTGAGACCCAATCTGCAGTAGTAAATGAAAATTTATTTACTAACATAATACCAATTAATAAGATATTCAAACTAGTGACTATAAATGATACACTTGATTTAATACTATCTTCTGTTTTTAACATACCGCATATTAATATATAAAATAAACAGAATAGAGTTAGTGAGATATATGAAAATATATTATAAAACAAGGTTTTATTAGCTTGATCATTCAGGGTAAGTGATGGCATGGTATTATACCGCCAGATACCAAATACCGATACTATAACAAATATTGCAAAAAATAACCCCATTGCAGCATCATTGCCTTTTGTTTTATTACCAAAATGATTTGTAGCATATAATATTAATATAACAAGAAATAGAATACAAGATGATCCAAAAAATACAGGACTGTATTTGATTATCCAATCAAAAAATGGTTTCATATAATTTCCTGGTGGTCCTGGTGCTACTGCTACTGCTACTGGTGCTGGTCTATACAAATACCAATATATGCCATAACAAATTGGAATTAATAATATAAATACTATAAAACTAGCTATAGTTGTTCTAGTTTTATCCCCAGAACCCATAGTTTTACCTCCAGTACTTACTGATGAAGCACTTGTAAAATATAATATTAAAATTGCAATGATTACTGCTATTACTATTCCAATTACTGTAAACGGATTTGCTATTGCTTTGGTATAATTAAAATAACCAATCGCAGAGAATGCCAAAATAAATACAAAACAAATAGTAAATGCAACATCTGCCTTTTGTTTAGTTTCACTAGTATAATTAACTCCATTATCATATCCTTTTTTCTGCCCTACAAAAGTTACCAATAAAATAAATAATATGAGATTGATTAAGATAAGAAATGCACCCTTTAAATTAATACCATTATCTTTTGTATAATAATTTGTAAGTTTTGTAAGTAATGATTTAACTGGTTCAGGATGTGCCATTTTATAATCTGCTAATTCTATACCAGTTGCCAATTCTAGAGCATTTTGTTTGAGCTTATTTGATTCTAAAGCAGTCAATTTTTTTGTTGATTTAGAGATTTCATGCTGGGCTAATTCTAGACCAGTTGCCAATTCTAGAGCAGATCTTTCTACATTTGCTGCGTCTGCTACTGCATCTTCAGCTAGTTTTGCTGCGTCTGCTACTGCATCTTCAGCTAGTTTTGCTGCTTTTGCTGCCTTACTTCTAGATAAAACATGATCTGCCAATTCTAGACCAGTTGCAAGTTCTAGAGCGTTGGCTGGTAATGCTGCTCTTGCTGCTCTTATAGTTTGATTTATGTCACCTAAGCTGTGTCCTAGGTCTATTTGATTTTGGGTGTATTCTGCTTCTTGTTCTGTTTTATCCATTATTAAACTAATATACTAGGATATAATATTATATTAAACTTTCTTCACCAACTCATTCTTTACCAAAATCCCTTCTTACATATTCTCCTTTGCCGTTTTTTCACCATGACATTCACGACATAAAGCCACTAAATTCTGCACTTCATTAGATCCACCATTATCAAGACGTATTTTATGATCCACTTCGAACCAAGCATTTAATTGTTTTCCACAATGTCCACATTTCCAATTTTGATTCGATGCTACATATTTCTTTTTTGTTTCACTGACCGATCTTTTTACTATTCTTTGACCAAGGCCAGGACCAGGACTACCGCTAGGATTAGGGCCAGGACTTGCACCAGGTCCAGTCATATTATGCATAAAGGAATTGTCCACATTAGCATAAGGATTCGCTTGGCTTGAGCCCCCAGTAAAATCAATAATAGGACTAATCATATCCATAGAGGCACGATCAATAGGCATAAATTTGACCATATTGTTAGCATGTAAAAGTATATTCTTACAATTATGCGGATTTCTCTTAATCATTAAATAACAAATTATTGCCAAGAAAATAATAAACCCGATCCTAAAATATTTTTTATAAGAATAAAATATTTTGGTATATTTGCCTTCTGTATAGACATTTAAAATTATCAGTCCTACAGCAATAATGAATATTAATTCTATTCTCATATTATACTATACATATTTAATTATTTGTTAGTATTTGTCTTACTTTGCTTTAATTTTTTGCTTTAATTTTTTGCTTTAACTTCTGCTTTTAATTCATTTGTTAATCTAGATTTACTATTTTGCACATTTTTTTTACTAACATACAAGTTGACAGTTTTTCTCTCATTAAGACTAGCAGGTTTAAATGTAGAATTCATTGTTCTCAATATATTTACTAAATTAGGAACACTAATTGGAGTCAAATTATATTGAAATAAAAAAGTAAATACTTTTCTAATACATTCAACAATTTGTCTATCCATTTGATCTAAATGTGTTTTTTTATTAATAATATCAGTAAATGCTAAATAAGCCATAGCAAATCCCCAAATATCAACATTATGTAAAAATATAGATAAATAATCGTGCAATTCTAATTTATTATTTTTCGTATATTTGACTAAAATATCTGCAACATATTTGGCAATTGTATTCATTCCAAATTGGCCAGTAAATATCATTTTAAAATCTCTTAAAACACCACGCAAATGGGCACCTCTATCTGTTTTTTCTAATTCAGTCAAATAATTAAACGCGTAGGTATAAATTTCTGCTGCAGTAGCAGGGCGTGGTTTTGCCGAAAGAAATTGTTCATATGCATCAATAAATTTTTTATTGAAAATAATAATAGAATAAGGTAAATTAAATTGAAATGGGCGATGACTTATTTCATCTAACATAATATCTTTATTATTGATTAATTGTTTAGATAGACCCCAATCTATTAACCTGGTATGCATAGCTCCGTCATTAGCTGATACAAGTATATTAGATCCTTTAATATCAAAATGGAATATTTTTAATTTATTCATTGGAATAATACCATTTTGAAGAAGATCAATTAAAGAATTATTTACAACAATTAACTTACTATAATTAGTGAAATTTTCTTTTACATATTCATCTAATTTGGGACCACCATCAGGTTCATTCAACATTGCCAAATATTTCAAATTTTCATTAATATTTGCAGGAGTAATATCATATTTTTTAAATGCAGTACATTTTTTAAAATTATCTAAATCTTCTTTGGTTAATTTATCTGGATCACAAATAGTAATATCATCTATAATAAAATAGTTGCGATAGTTTGGTATTTTTTTTAAAATGGGTTCATATTTACTAATTTCATAAAATTCATCATCTGTATCACCAGATGCCATTAATTTACTAATTTTGCCAAGAGGTCGTGATTTATTTTTACATTTTAATGCTGGTTTAAATACGCATCCAAATCCACCAGAATCTAAAACTTTACCGCCTGTTAACTTGCCCTTTAACCCGCCTTTTAAAGTATGTTTTCTTCTGCTTATTCTTTCACGGTTCATTGTTCTATTCATTGTTCTTTTTAAATGTTTTGGTAGTCGTCTATAGTCTCTAGATTTTGACCTTAATAAGCCTAGACCTGATTCAGGACCTGTAGCAGCACTAGTTCTACCCTCATTTATAATACCTCTGTCATTACTACCTCTGTCATTACTACCTCCCTTCATTCCTTTTTTATTTTTCTTAGTTTTCTTTCCACCCATTAATAAAAAAGGCGCACAAATAGTAACTGCTCCTGTAATGAATCCCATAACAGTTGCGCCAAATATATCTGATCTAGTTGGTTTATTTGGATCAGGTACTGCTACTGTTCCTGCTGCTCCTAATGCTGAAGACATATTATTACTATATACAAATATTATTTATTATATAAATATGCAGTTATTCCAATGATTACAAAAAGGATACAAAAATAAACAGCACGTTCTTTCCATATATTGGCTTCTCTTAATTTCACAGTGCTTGGTTTATACTCATTATAGTAGTTTTCATAAAATTGACTTAAAGAAATCTGCGGTTTCTCCAATTTGGCATTTATTTTGTTATGTATAAAATGAATCCATCGAATAAATGAATCTCTAGAATCTAAATAAGGGACAACAGGATATTCATCTAATAATTTACTAAAGTCAGCAGACATGGATTTCACAGGAATAAATAAAGGAATATTTTGAATAAATTCATAATATTTTTTCTTAGTAGGTGTATTAGGACGAATAGGGTAAGATAAAGCAATTGTATGTAAAAAAAACCAATAATGAGGTCCCCAAATAGCAGAATCTAAACTCATAATATATGAAAGTATATATTTAAACAGATCATAACTAATTAACTATACCTTAAATGAAAACTAGTTTATGTAATAATTGTGGAAAACACGGACATTTATATAGCACATGTAAATTGCCTATTATTAGTTATGGAATCATATTATTTAGACAAAGTAATAAAGGACTGCAATATTTAATGATAAGACGAAAAGATAGTTTTGGATATATTGATATAATTCGTGGTAAATATACACCTCATAATATACCGCAAATACAGCGATCTATAGATGAAATGTCTCTAGAAGAAAAACATAGATTAATGAATGAACCATATGAAAATTTATGGAAAATGTTATGGGGAGATAATGGAATACAACATCGTGGTGAAGGATCATCATTGGCAAAAAAGTTTGAAGCATTAAAGAATGAAGAAAAGAATGAAGAAAAGATTGAAGAAAAGAATGAAGAAAAGAATGAAAAAAAGATTGAAAAGATTGAAGATAAGATTGAAGAAAAGATTGAAGAAAAGATTGAAGAAAAACATACTCCAATTATTAATTTAGAATATTTAATCCAAAATAGTAAAACAGAGTGGCAAGAAACAGAATGGGAATTTCCAAAAGGGCACCGTAATTTTCAAGAGAAAGATGTAGAAACCGCTTTAAGAGAGTTTGAAGAAGAAACAGGATATTTAAAAGAAAATATTACTATTATTGATAATATTATTCCTTATGAAGAAATATTTATAGGATCAAATCATAAATCATATAAACATAAATATTATGTAGCTTATTTAAATATAGATACGGATACTTTGCAAAATTATCAAAAATCAGAAGTTAGTAAGATTGAATGGAAAACCTTAGATGAATGTTTATCATCAATACGACCATATAATTTAGAAAAGAAAACTATTATAAAAAATGTGAATCAAGTATTATTGAATTATATATTATCTTATTAAACTATAGTAATGTATCAGAATGAAGAAAATAAAAAAGATATAGATATAGAAATAGAAAAACCCCTAATAGTTAAAAAAAAAGGTCGACCAAAAAAGGCAGTAACTGAAAAAGTTAAATTAGTTGGTCAAGTTGTAGAAGGAGAAGGAGAAGGAGAAGAAGGAGAAAGAGGAGAAGAAAAAGAAAAAGAAGTTAAAAAGATTAAAAAAAGAGCAAAGACTGAATCAGTTAAACCAGTAAAAGAAAAAGTGGTTAAAGAAAAAGTAGTTAAAGAAAAAGTGGTTAAAACAAAAAAAGTAAGGGAGGTAAAAGAATCAAGTAAGATCAATAATAAAACCAATAAAGCCAAAACAAAAAAGGTGAAAAAAATATCAGTAAATGTATTAGAAAAATTAAAAGCGGAGTTTGAATCAAATCATTGTAGTTTACCTGAAAATCGATATAATAAAAATAATGTATGTAATGCTATTTTGCATGAAACGGAGAATTTAGAGAAAAAATATTTAGAAGAGCATCCAGAGGAAAATTCAAATTTATACCCTACATTAAATGATCCCAATTTTAATTTAAAAATTGCAGAGAAAAAAGAATTCCAAGATACAAAATATGATGGAACCATATATGATATAAAAGAACAAGCCGAAATATTAAGTACTGCACCATATGAATTATCCCCATATCAACTATTTGTCAAGAATTTTCTCTCATTTCAAACACCATATAATAGTTTATTGTTATATCATGGGGTAGGAACTGGAAAAACTTGTTCTGCAATTGGAGTAGCAGAAGAGATGCGAGATTATTTAAAACATTTAGGTATAAATAAAAAAATTATTATAGTAGCAAGTCCAAATGTGCTAGATAACTTTCGTTCACAATTATTTAATGAGAGACATTTAAAAGAAAATAATGGTCAATGGACAATGAATGGTTGTGTTGGAAATAAATTATTGAAAGAAATTAATCCAATGAATATGAAAGGACTAACAAAAGAAAAAGTGATTAGTCAAATTAATGCATTGATTAAAGCATATTATTCTTTTATGGGATACATTAAGTTTTCAAATTATATAGAAAAACACGAGCATCATTTAAAGAAAGAGTTTGATAATAGTTTAATAATTATAGATGAAGTGCATAATATAAGATCAACAGATGATAATAAAATAGTTTCAGATAAATTAATGACATTAGTTAAAAATGCGGATAATGTGCGTTTGTTATTGCTTTCAGCTACACCAATGTTTAATAGTTATAAAGAAATCATATGGTTAATTAATTTGATGAATATAAATGATAGAAGAGCAACAATAGAATTGGCAGATATATTTGATAAGAATGGATTATGGCTTAAAGATAAAGAAAACAATGAAATTGGTAAAGATTTATTAATTCAAAAAATTACAGGATATATTTCATATGTAAAAGGAGAGAATCCGTATACATTTCCATTTCGTGTCTATCCATCTGTATTTGCACCAACTCAAACATTTTTAGAAATAGCATATCCATTAGAACAAATGAATTCAAAAAAATTAAATATATCAAATGCAATTAAAATACTTAGTTTATATTTAGTAAATATTGGCGAAATACAATCCGCAGGATATCAATATATAATTAATAATTTAAAGAATAAAAAGATTCGTATAAAAACAAAAATGGGAAAAATACGTAATATGCCCACATTTGAAAATATGGATTCTTTTGGTTATACTTTATTGCAAATGCCTCTAGAAGCTTTAAATATTATATATCCAATAGATGGACTTAAAGAATTAGTAGATCAACAAAAATTAGCAATTAAACCAGTTGATGCTTTGGTTGATGCTTTAGAAGAACAAGAATCCAGTTTAGAATCATTAGATCAAATAGAATCAGATAATGAATTTAGTTCTGATGAAGAAGATGAAGAAGATGAAGAAGATGAAGATATACAAAAGAAAGGTAAAAAAGTAATTAATAAATTAATTAAAGAAAATGCTAAAGAAAGTGTTAAAGAAAGTGCTAAAGAAAATGCTAAAGGAGGTGCTAAAGATAAAGATAATGATAAAGCTAAAGATAAAACTAAAGATAAATCGGTGACCATAACAGAGGAAAAAGCAAAGCCTGTTCATTTTAATATAAGTCCTAATGAAATTACAGGACATAAAGGATTAGCCAGATTAATGACTTTTACAGATTCAGTAAATCCGCCAGAAAAAGGAAATTTTGAATATAAAAAATCAACTTTAGATAAATATGGTAAAATTTTTTCATATGATGAAATTGGTAAATATAGTTGTAAAATAAAAACGATTTGTAAAAATATTGTAGATGGAGCAACTGGAATTATTTTAATTTATTCACAATATTTAGATGGTGGTTTAGTGCCAATGGCTCTAGCATTAGAAGAAATAGGTCTTACACGATTCAGCGAAGATTCAAAATCTTTTTTTAAAACTAACCCGTCCTCTAATGTAAACTCAGTAAAAGGTCATTATTGTATGATAACAGGTGATCCAAGAATTTCTCCGAATAATGATTTTGAAGTCAAAGCGTGCACAAATGAAAATAATATGAATGGACAAAAAATGAGGGTTATTTTAATTTCAACTGCAGGATCAGAAGGTATTGATTTAAAATTTATTCGGCAAGTTCATATTTTAGAACCATGGTATAATATTAATAAAATAGAGCAAATTATTGGTAGAGCAGTTCGTAATTTCAGTCATAAAGAGTTACCATTTGAAGAGAGAAATGTGCAGATTTATATGTATGGAACTTTATTAGAAAATGGAGAAGAAGAAGCTGCAGATATATATGTTTATCGTGCAGCAGAACAGAAAGCAATAAAATTAGGTAAAGTAAGTCGTGTTTTAAAAGAAAATGCAGTAGATTGCGTTATTAATCACGGACAAACAAATTTTACACAAGAAAAGATGGATACATCAGTAAAACAAATTTTATCAGATAAAACAGTATTACCCGATTTTCATGTTGGTGATGCGCCTTATTCTGCTACATGCGATTATATGGAAAAATGTGATTATCTGTGTGAAAATATTGGACCAGATACAATAATTAAAACAAATACGGCAACATATAATGAAGCATATGTGCAGACCAATTCAGATATTTTAATAAATAAGATTAAAGTATTATTTAAAGAGAAATATTTTTATTTGAAATATAATTTAATACATATGATAAATATGCCAAAAAAGTATCCCATTTCGCAAATATATTCAGCATTAAGTCAGATGATAGATAATAAAGAATATTTAGTAGACCGATATGGTCGTTCAGGATATTTGGTAAATATAGGACAATATTATTTGTTTCAACCAATTGAATTAAATAACAAAAATATTGCTATATTTGATAGAAATGTGCCGATTGATTATAAACATAGAACTATACAATTTGATATTAAAATAAAAGAAGGTGAAAAGGAACGAGAAAAGGAACGAGAAAAGGAACGGGAAAAGGAACGGGAAAAGGAACGGGAACAGGAAGGGGAACGGGAAGGGGAACGGGAAAAGGAAGGGGAAAAGGAACGGGAAAAGGAACGGGAAAAGGAACGAGAAAAGGAACGAGAAAAAGTAAGTGTAGTTACTTTAATAAAACCAGTTTCTTCACAAAAAATTAGCAAAAGTAATGAATTTCAAGAAAATGGAATACAATTAATAAATGAATTATTAATAAATTATTTAAAAGCTAAAAGAAGTGTTCTTAAAAAAAATAGACAAAAAGATGTTGATTGGTATGAACAATGCGGTATAACTATAACAAATATGAAAAATGATATAGTTAAAGAACTTGCAAAAAAATACGAATTAACTAATGAACAATTAAAAACAAATATAGCAGTTATTAGAGAGATAAAACAATTTGAACTAATTATGAATACTATATTGATTGAACATATAGTTGATATGCAAGAATTTAATAATAAATTGTTGTTATATCAATATTTATTTTCAGCCAGAGCACGTGCTATATCAGATAATCAACAACATTTAGAAGAGCAAATAAAAGAATACTTAGAAAAAAGTGTAATAAAAACAAGTAAGAATTTAGTAGGTGTTATATTATTTGATAATAATGTAGAGCAAATGTATGTATTAAATGCTACTGCTACTGCTACTGCTACTGCTGCTAGCATATGGACTTTAGCTACTCCATTACAAAAAGGGCAGTTATTACAAGCTATAAAAGAAGATCGCCAATTTATAATAAATAAATCTAACTTGAATACCATAATTGGATATATTAGTTATGATAATAAATATGGTTATACATTTAAAATAAAAAATAATGAATTGAAACGACATACTGGTGCAAGTTGTGATCAAATGAATAAAGATAAAAAAATACAATTATTAAATGATCTATCGGGATATATAAAATATAAAAAATATACTAAAGAAGATATTGCAAAAGAAAAAGAAGGTAAAAAAGTAAAAGATAAAGATAAAACAGACAAGAGAGATGGTGATACTACAGGAATGATTAAAGAACAAATGTGCTCTTTAATAGAGTTTATGATGCGATATTATACAATCATTAATAAAGATAATAAAATATGGTTTTTGAATAATGATAAATACATATTAAATAAAATTGAATAGAATTAAAGATATTGTTTGTATAATATAATACAATGGAACAAACGAAACGATTTAAAAAGAGAGAATTTAAAAATGAAGGAATATTTTCCAAATCATTAATAACCAGAAGTATTAATATACCAATTACAATAATTAGTAAAAATATACATGAAATACTTGAGACAACTATAAAAGCTGAATATGAGGGCAAATGTTCAGTTGAAGGATATATCAAAATGGATTCGTGTAAGTTAAATACATATTCTAGTGGTTTAGTACAATCTACAAATGTAAAATTCGAAGTAGTATTTGAATGCATGATTGCATGTCCTGTAGAAAATATGAGAATTAATTGTATAGTAAAAAATATTACTAAAGCAGGTATTCGTGCTGAAAGTGCAGATGATGATCCAAGTCCAATTATTGTATTTATTACAAGAGATCATCATTATACAAGTGAATACTTTTCAACTATAAAAGAAAAGGATCAAATTGAAGTAAAAGTAATTGGACAACGATTTGAATTAAATGATAAATATATTTCTATTATTGCTAGTTTAATAGAACCAAAAGGTAATGAATTAAGAGGTGATCGAGGAGAACCTAAAGAAAAAGCAAAACCAAGGTTGATTTTAGGCGATGATGATTAAAATAAGATTATAATAGAAATATTATTTAAACCTATATTGTAAATAATATTTAATGACAGAAGAGAAATTAACAACTATATGTAAAAAGATTGAAGCAATGCCGCAATTTAATCAAATTGAAATTTTAAAAATTATTAGCAAACATAAAGAGATTATTTTAAATGAAAATAAAAATGGTATACATATTAATTTAACAGAAATAAGTCCAGCAGTTATAGTTGAATTATGTGATTATATTAATTATATTAATGCACAAGAAATGAATTTAAATATAGTTGAAGCGCAAAAGGAAGAGTTTAAAAACACTTATTTTACTAAAGATACTAAAAAAGATAATAAAGATAATGGCAAATATTTTAAATATGCATCAACATAAAGTAGAAAAAATAGAAGACAAAATAGAGCACACTCAAGATAAAACAAATGAAATTATAAATGAACTGCAAAAATATATGTTATATTTAAAACCAACAGAACAAGTAAATTATATAAAAGTAGACCACAAAGTAACGGTCAAAAAGGTCGAACAAGTAGAAGTAGTAGCATTAGCATTAGCAAAAGTGGAACACGATTTTTTTTATCCAGAACAAAAAGATCAGCTATTTTGGTGTTATTATATAATAAAAAATGGATTTGCTACATATGAATATCCAGGAACTACTAGTTATGCAAATGAGAAAAAAGAAAAATTTGAATGCATTGAATTATTACGTAAAAATAAACAAATTTTAAAAGACAATAAAATAAAAAATATAAAGGAAGATGTAGAAAATGAATTAGCACAAAAATCAATGATTAGTAGAAAAACATTTATTGCTTTATGTAGTATAGAAAAACAAAATGTATTATATATAGAAAATAATAAATATTTTGATATGTTTACTGATACTACTAATGCCTCATCATATCATGTAGTTCATTGTATAAAAGGTAAATATTGTTATGAATCTGATATTAGTCAGATGCAATTAGAAAAATATAAAACATCTTTATTTAAATGTGATAATTTTGAGAAACCATTAAAAGCAATTAGTTATTACAAATTAAATGAATTAGTAGATATATGTAAATATTTAGTTTTAGTTGCAGACTTTAATAAAAAGACTAAAAAAGAATTATATGAATTATTAATGGAAAAGTTGTAAACGGATAAGTTGTAAACGGATAAGTTGTAAGTGAGGTTATTTGATTTATTATAATTAAAATTGAAGATAATATAAAATTATGTGTTTATATTATATATAATGAATTCTATGCAACAACTATTTAATAGATTTACTAATATTAATAAAGAAGATGCAAATGCGGATTATGCTAAAAAAAAAGAAGCACTAGAGAGAAAACTTCTCGAACCCGCTCCTGAAAATTTAGATTATGATCCAGAAGGATTACGTGATGTAGATGAATACAATGTAGATGAATACAATGTAGATGATGAAAAATTAACTGGTGCAAGGGATCATCCTTTAAAATCAAAAAAAGAGGATCGCTTTAAAAAGTCAAGAGTAGTATTTGAAGAGGAAGAGGAAGAGGAAGAGGAAGAGAACAAGGAAGAGGGTGCTAGAGATGACGATAAAAAAATACAAAAGAAACCTATGCACCCAAGAAAAGAACCAGTTAGAAAAGCTAGAGAATATAATGATGAAAGTAAATTGAGTCCATCTATTCAACTAGATAAATTAATTAACACTTTTTGGAAAAATGATCCATTTGTTCGCTCTAATTTATATCATGAATTAGAAGTAAGATTTGGAACAAGAGGTATAAAACCGATTACAAAAATAGATTATGATAATGTTATTTGTAAATTAAAATCATTTGGGTTTACTACAACAAATGCCTCAGGTGAATATATGTTACGAATTCAAAATGAATTTTTAGATCCTATGTCAGGTAATTATAAAAAACCAAATAACAATACTATTCGCACAGAAATTACCGGTTTTACAGGTATTCAAGAATATTGTAAAACAAATGATATAGAAAAATTATTAGAATCACAAAGACAATCAAGAGGATTTACTGTAGAATTTAATAAAAAACTGGCATACTCTGTAAAAGATGAAAGTGGCAATATAGAATATTCTAAACCAGTTAATTTTGATGATTGGAATTTTAGAGCATCATATCAAACAGAAGAGCATATTAAACCCGGTAATAATATTGTTAGATCAACAATAGCTAAATGGAATGGTTCTAAGAAAATGTTTAGATATATAAATCGTGTCACATTTACACATCCAGATATTCCAATTAAAGTAGATTTAAGTATTGTAAAAAGTTCAAAGATGAATAAAACTGGATATAATTCAGAGTATATTTTAACAAATACAATTGATGAATCCAATTTATTTCATAATCCAGAAAGTTATGAGATTGAATTAGAAATACATAATAATAAAATTGGACCAACCTCTTCAGTGACAGAACCATCTGCGTTGTTGGTTCTCTTGAGAAAAACGATTAAATATATTTTGATGGGTCTTCAAGGAACAAATTATCCTGTATCCTATGTAGAACAAAATGAAGTATTGCAAAATTATATGCGAATCGTTGAAGGGAGAGAGAAAAAAGATGGACCTGAGCAAAAAGATGCTCATCCAGTTCGGGTATATTCTAAAAATTTTATTGGACCATCATCATGCACTTTACAAATATCAAATATTGTTCCAGTAAATGAAAATTCAAATATACCAAATATTAGAAATAATTATACTGTAACTGATAAAGCGGACGGTGATCGTGCAATGATGATTATTTCTGATAAAGGTAAAATTTATTTATTAAATAGTTCAATGAAAATAATATTTACAGGGGCAAAAACAGATAATAAGGATTTATTTAATTCTATATTAGATGGTGAATTAATATATCATAATAAATTTGGTCAGTTTATTAATTTATATGCAGCATTTGATATTTATTTTGTAAAAAATGAAGATGTCCGAAGTTATGGATTTTATAAAGAAGAAATAAAGGAAAATGAATTAGAATTAACTGAGAAAAAAGAGAGAAAGGCAAAAGCAGAACAAAAACCAGAAGTTTTGAGATTAACAATATTAAAATCTTTTATAAAAGCATTAAATGCAAAATCTATATTAGAAGATGAAACTACTAGTCCTATCAGAATTATGAGCAAAAAATTTTATATTTCTACTACTATTAATAATATCTTTTATAAATGTGCTGATATACTTGATAATGATCAAAATGGATTGTTTGAATATAAAATAGATGGTCTAATATTTACTCCAGCAAATATGGGGGTTGGAATAGATAGTATTGGAAAACCGTGTCCAAATAAAAAAATTACGTGGGAGTATTCATTTAAATGGAAACCATCTTGTTTTAATACTATAGACTTTTTAGTAACTACTAAAAAATCATCAACTGGTGCAGATATTGTTACTCCTATATTTCAAGATGGTCAAAATATGGATGCTACAGTTCAATTAAATGAATTTAAAACGGTTATTTTAAGAGTTGGATATGATAGTAAAATAGATGGATATTTAAATCCATGTCAAGATGTAATAGATAATATTATTCCAAAATCTAGTAATTCAGTAGAAGATAGCACTGGTCAAGATTATTATCCAGTTCAATTTTATCCTACAGATCCATATGATGACTTAGCAGGTATTACTAATATTATGTTACAAAAAGATGATTCAGGTATTTCTCAAATGGTAATAGAAGGTGGAACAGAAGTATTTCAAGATAATACTATTGTAGAATTTAAATATAGTTTTAGAAAAGAAGTTGGTTGGAGATGGATTCCGATAAAAGTTCGTTATGATAAAACAGCGGATTTAAGAAATGGTGCTAAAAATTTTGGTAATGCATATCGCGTAGCCAATAATAATTGGAAAAGTATTCATAATCCAATAACGGAATCAATGATTCAAACAGGACAAGGTATTCCAGATGAACTTGCAGATGATAATATTTATTATAATAAACTTAGTTCTTCTACAAAAACAGTAGCACTTCGTGATTTTCATAATTTATATGTTAAAAAATTGTTGATTACTAGTGTTTCTAAACCAGGAGAAACTCTTATTGATTATGCTGTAGGAAAAGCAGGAGATTTACCAAAATGGATCAGTTCCAAGTTAGGATTTGTGTTTGGTATAGATTTGAATAAAGATTGTTTGGAAAATAAAAAAGATGGTGCATGTGCGCGTTATTTAAATTACCGAAAATCATTTAAAAAGATGCCTGCTGCATTATTTGTAAATGGCAATAGTGGACATAATATTAAATCAGGAGAAGCAATGTTAAATGATAAAGCAACCCAAATCACTCACGCTGTTTTTGGAGAAGGTTCAAAAGATGAGAAAAAATTAGGTGCAGGAGTATTTGCTCAGTTTGGAAAAGCGGTAGATGGTTTTGATATTTCATCATGTCAGTTTGCTATGCATTATTTCTTTGAGAATGAAACTACATTACAAAAGTTTATGATTAATTTGGCAGAATGCACAAAATTAAATGGATATTTTATTGGGACATGTTATGATGGCAATTTATTATTTCAAAAACTGATGAATAAAGAATGTATTAATATGTATGATACAAATGATACAAAAATATGTGAAATTAAAAAGAATTATGATAATACTGAATTTGAACCAAATATTAGTAGTTTAGGTTATGAGATATATGTTTATCAAGAATCAATTGGTAGAATGTATGTAGAATATTTAGTGAATTTTGCATATTTAAATAGAGTTATGGAAAATTATGGATTTCGTCTTTTAACTATGGAAGAAGCGCAAGCAATTGGATTACCAAATAGTAGTGGATCTTTCAGTGATTTATATAATACAATGATTGAAGAAATAAAAATAGATAAATATAAACAAAATGATTATGGAGATGCAGTAAAAATGTCGGCTTATGAAAAAACAATTTCCTTTTTAAATAAATATGTAGTTTATAAAAAGATTAGTAAAATAACAGATATTGCATCAGTTGCTCTAGAATTATTAGAAGATACAGTATTAGAACCTGCTATATATAGACCACAAAAAAAAACAACTAAAAAAGGTGTGGTAGTTCCAGTTCCTGCAAAGAAACGCATTGATTTAAAATTACCAAAAGCAGTTAATTTACATAAAACAATAAGATTACTTGAAGATGTGGAAATAGAAATAGAAGAAGATGTAGTTGGAGATGTAGTAGGCGAAGACATTGTTATAGTACCAGTAGTAGAAGAAGCAATTAAAGAAGCAATTAAAGAAGCAATTAAAGAGAAAAAAACTAGAAAACCTTATACTAAAAAAGGAGCATTAAAAATTGCCGAAGAAGAAATTGCGCCACCTATTGCTGCACCTATTGCAGAAATTGATGAATTGGTTTCTAAACCTAAGTCTAAAAAAGTTGCAAAACCAAGAACTAAAAAAGCAGCAAAAGAAATGATTGTAGAAGTAGAAATACCAGCAAAAGAAAAAGAAGTAATAAAACCAGTAAAAGTTACCAAAACAAAAAAAGTTAAACCAGTTGTTGCGTTTGAAGTGGAAGAAGAAGTGGCTGGGAAAGAAGAAGGGGCTGGGAAAGAAGAAGGGGCTGGGAAAGAAGAAGGGGAAAAAGAAGAAGAAATAATAGTAGAAAAAGAAAAGAAACCACCTAAGAAAACAGTAAAACCAAGAGCTAAAAAAGATAAGGAACCGAAGTAAAAAGAAGCAAAGTGAAAAGGAAAGAAAAAATAACAACTTAAATATTATAATATATATTAACCATCAATGAGTTATTATATATTACCGAAATATGCTAATAGTGAAACTATAAATATAGAACTTAAACTATCAAATGATGACGCAGTAAATACCTTAATTAATCCCAGTTTAATTTATTATTTAAATAATATTTTATTACAATTAAATAATCCTGATTTTTTATTAAACTTTATTAAAATAAATAGTATTATCAGTTCATATAAATATATATATTCTAAAACACCAATTTATAATATTTCTGTTAGCAAACTGAGTTTATCTCCAATATCTTATATTTATATAGAGATAATACAATTGTGTAATTTATTTGATAATTTTAATGATGCATCTATTGCTATTAATTATATCAATATAACTATAAATAATTTTACATTTATAGATTCTATAAATTTGTTAAGAGAGAACAATAATGATATACATTTTAATTTTATAGACTTGGACACAAACTTGACAACACCTAATTATGCGGAATTTATTAATATAGATTTATCAAAAACATTTACTAGTTTTAATGCATATATCATTTCATTAATTAATAGTTTATGCTATATTTTTAAAAATCAAAAATACGGTGGATCAACAATAATAAAAATAGATAATTTATTTTATAAACCAGTTATTGATATTTTATTTATATTAAATACTGCATATGAAAAAATATATATTGTAAAACCAAATGCATCAAGTATAGTTAAAAATGATTTATATATTGTTTGTAAAAATTTTAATTTTTTACCAAATATTGAAAAATTACAAGATTTAACAATATCATGTGACGATTCATTGATAATATCATCTTTAGTCTCTGATGAGATTCCATATTATTTTTTAAATAAAATAGAAGAAGCCAATATTATTATTTATCATCAAAAAATACAATATATTGATCAAATTAATACTATAATTATTAATAAACATAAGTTTGATAATATTAAAAAAAGTAATATTCAAAAATGTGTATTATGGTGTGAAAAATATAAAGTGCCTCATAATAAAATAACAGATAAAGTGAATATATTTTTACATCCAGTAGTAGAAGTATTAGATGATAATGATCCAGAGATGAATCCAATAGAAATAAATAGTTTACTTAATCCAGAAGCATTAGATTTTTCAACTTTTTCAAAACAGTATGAATTATTGAAAATTTTTAATATAGATGATTAATGCAATTACGCTAGAGGCAGTCGTTGCAATTGCGCTTGCAGTCGCTATTTTGCTCCACTTACCGACTGCAAGCGGAATTGCTATTTTGCTCCACTTAGCGACTGCCACTATTAAATTGCTATTTTGCTCCACTTTTCTTAAAAGTGGATATTTTGCTCCACTTTTTTTAAAAGTGGACTTAGACGTCATAATAACTATTCGCCGGATCAGCAATATCATTTGTATTTTTATTGCATGTTCTTGGATTTCCATTCATAGTATAATATGAAGGATTGCATTTTTCCACTTTAGTTTTATAAATAAATGGTGTAAAAGTTTGACCACCAACATTAGCCATTGCATTTTTATATCCTCTGCGATTTAATGCAATACTTTTTTCAATAGTAGTTAATCCTAATTTTAATGTTCTTGCACTACTTTCAACCCCACCTTCTGTTGCAAACTGTGGATTACTTGGTTTATAAATAACTCGTTTACATCCTTTTAATTCGGGATTATAATCAGTATTAGGATAACATTGGGCAACATAAAAGTTGGATAAAGATAATGGAGATCCTGGTTTTGCAGCTGCACCAATAATAGGATCAACCTCTGTAGAACCTTGATAAAAGTTAAATACACGTTGCTCATATGTTTGACAACGATTATACATGTATTGTCCGTGTGTAGTATAATATCTTTTACTTAAATTAGTGCTTGCCGGTCTAGCCATTCTTCTAGCCTTTCTTTCTGGATTACAACACAATTTTGCAGTTTCCGTAGCAGGAATAGGATTTTCAGTAATATAATTTTTATTTGGATAATAATTTGTGACTAAACCTATACCTCTGCATGTTCTACAATCTATATTCATTTGTTCTTTTTCATTTATTTCAGTAGCAGGATTTTCTTTAACTGAATATTGACCAGGTCTATCTATAGTTTGTCCAATTAATGAACTAGATACGGAAGATTTTACTTCTCTAGGGGATACTTCTATAAATTTAGTATTATCATTTGGGTCTACAATAATTCTACTAGTTTGTGTGGTAGTTCCTCTTCTATATGCCCATTTTAAAGGTCTAGTTGAACCATGTTTATATACAACTGAATTTGAATAATCTTTATTTGTTAAAGGCGGAATATTTCCAGCAGTAATAGCAACAGGATTACTATTTATACCAGTTCCTTTCCAAGTTTTATATCCACCAGTTACTACATGATTATTATTTGTTTTCATACCTTGAGGATAAGTTGCAGATGACATATAATAAATAAAGAAAAGAATAAAATATTTATATATAATAATGCTAATAATCAAATTTCTTATAGTATTTACAATTGTTCTTTTATTTTGTCAATTATTTTTAGCTACAGTTCAAGAAGGATTTAAAGAAGGTGTAGATGATAGTTCATGTCCAGGAGTTAATCAAATCCCGTTATTGCAAGATCAAGTAAAAACACTAAAGGAAGATGTAGATAAATTAAAAGATGAAAAAGTTGTTCAATTACAAACAGATATTGATGGGTTAAAAGATGCTTTTGATGCACAATATAAAACTAATGTGAATCAAGATGAATTAAATGCAAATGCAAATCCGGGACCAGAAGAAGAAGAAGAACCAAAAGAATAAAATAAAAAATAAAATATAGTATAATTATATTATAATGTCTTCTACACCAGAACCATATTCAGAATTTGCAGATAATCCAGAACCTGTATCTAATGGGTTTTTAGGTCCATCTTATCCATATAAAGATAATATAAAACCTCCAAATGAAGTAGGAATTACTAGTAAACCTGGAATAAATCCATTAATTGCTAATGGTGCAGGATTATTAAGTTATGTTAATTTATTAATTGACGGGGATGGTATAGCATCTAGAACCGGAAAACCTTTAGGAAATAAATTTTGGTATTATACTGGAGGTAGATGTAAACCATTAACAGATGAATCAGGTATTATATGGGACAATTCAACAGATCCAAATAAAAACACCCATAAAGAACAGGAAGTTGATAGATATATATTTATTAATAATATTCCTACAGGAGGTCTTGGGTTTGGAGATTTATCTGGACATAGTGATGCTAAAGGACTTATTCCTGGAACAATACAAGATTTAACAGCATTTTCAAGATTATCTATAATGAATGCATTTAGTGGTGATGTAACTCCACCTTGTCAATATGTAAATTTACAAACAATAGATATTAATAATAATGTTGGAAATGAAGGACATTATGTAGCATTAATGGATTTAAAAAATATGACTGATATTTGTGAAAGCGTTGGTTCTATAACATATACAACAGGATCAGAACATTTACCTTTATATATATGCAGTTCTGGAAATAATCCGGATCCATATTCTGGAACAAAAACAGGTTTTACTAATATGAATATAAATACTTATTCTAATAAATTACCTGATAATATTATAGATCAGTTTTTTTTATTATGTATTTGTTTAGTGGGTATATATTTGTTATATAAAGCTCATAAATATAATAAATAAATAATTTTAAAAATTCATTTTTGTTTGTGCTAAAGATAATGTATTTTTAAACGGAGCTGATCCTAAACTGCTAAAAGAATTATCCATAGTTGGTCCTCCATACATATTTGCTGAACCATAACTTCCTCTACTTCCACCTTTCAAAGGAAGTCCTCCAAAATGAGAAAGTCCTCCATGCATTGATCTTGTTCTCCCTCTACTTCTTGTTCTCCCTCTACTTCTAGTTCTCCCTCTACTTCTTGTTCTCCCTCTACTTCTTGTTCTCCCTCTCCCTCTACTAATTGGCATTATATAATATGAAAACATTATATAATTTTAACGTGAAGCAGCACCTAATGCACGATCTAATGGAACATCTTGAATAAACGAATAAGAACTTTTACTAAAAGGAACAAAATTTACACCTTGTGGTGCTCTAAATCCAGTGCCACCTTTCATAGTTTTATTTCGTCTTCTACTTTTATTATTTTTTCTATTTCTTTTGCTTAATTTTTTGCTTAATTTTTTGCTTAATTTTTTGCTTAATTTTTTGCTCATATATATTAACGCAGTAATTTAACTAAATACACTGCAGCAATTGCACCTGCAATTTGAGCAACAATATAAGGAATAACATCATTTGTTGACATTTTTTTAGCGGCTAAAAGCGCTAAAGTAACTGCAGGATTAAAAGCACCTCCAGAAATAGCACCTCCTAAAAATACAGCAATCGCTAAAGCAATACCAATGGCTAAATAATTTCCAGTATAAAGAATGATAAACATTAAAAACAATGTTCCTAAAAATTCAACAAAATATTTTTTCATTATATATTAATCCACTTTTAAAAAAGTGGAGCAAATTCACTTAATAAAGTGGAGCAAATTCACTTAATAAAGTGGAGCAAAATATCCACTTTTAAAAAAGTGGAGCAAAATTTATTATCTCCATATTGTCTAAATATATTGGAGTAAAGGTATATTTTGCGAAATACTACCTTATTAATAATTTTGACTAACTGTTGATCCAATAGCGCAAACACGACCATTACATAAATTTTTATTAAAAATAGATCCTTGTTTTGCTGGTGCTACACATCCTCCTGATCTAGCAAATCTAAGTGCATTTCTTACATCATTACGATTATAATTTTTATCACTTGTTGGAGCACTATTAGGCAATCCTTGTTTATAAGAACTTTTTCCTATAGCTCTGCTTCTAATGGTCGCCATATATTGACCTGAATCTTTCGGTGCTATATATTTTGTAGCATTTGATGTTAAATAACTACGTTGAGTATCTGCGCAGAAGAATGATGTAGGTCTATTATTGGGATCATTTTGAAGTCCAGTATGGGTTGCTTCTATATTACTAGATGATCTTGCATATTGAGAACGATTATTTGCAAATCCACCGGAAGTATCTGATGGATAAAATTTTGGGGGATTAGGGTGTTTTCCAACTAATACTCCTAAATTGTTATTGCGAATAATATGTGGGTATTTATCTGTGCTTAATGGTCCAATAACAGGAGCAGATGCGTATGATCCGCCCATATACGGAATGTTGCAGTACTGTTTATATGCTAATGTAGTCATTCTTCTTATATATATCCACTTTTAAAAAAATCCACCTTTGTAAAGGTGGAGGCAAACGGCGACCTAAAGGTCGCGAATTAAATAATGTAGAAATAATCAAATACTTAAGCATTCGCGACCGCTAGGTCGCCATTTTGCTCCACTTTTCCTAAAAGTGGATTTA